CAATTTCACTAATAGTTTGGTGTTCACTCAACCAGTCAAATAAAGGCAACAAGACGCGCCTAAGAATAATAGATAAAGCAAAAGGTCCAGCTTGGAAAATACGAACTTTAGTCTTCGTAATTTTGGTAGGTTCATCCTTAAGTGTACCTTTGAAGATCTCATTAATTCGAATACCACTAACAAGCATATCTTCCTTCTCTATAATCTGTTCGAGTACACCAGTCTTAAAGCGCAAGCCATTGGGAAAAGTTGCACTATCACAAGGCTCTACGAATTGGGATTTATTACCCACTAATGGGAAACCCACAGAAGTAGACATAACTATTCTACCAATAAACTTACGCCCTAACCTACCACACAAACTCTCCTCATAAGTCAATGCAGTTGTCTGAACAGCTATCTCATCCAAAGCGATAGCAGCTAAAATTGGTTTTAGATAATCAACTACAGCTTCTTCCATAAGATCAAAAGGAAGACCGCTGCTCGGCGATGCAAAATCTGCTAAACCAGCAGACCAAGGTCGAGTTGTCGCATGAGGCGGGCCAGACCATACATTAGGTTGGCCAAAAACCTCAGTAACAACAGGTGAAATAACGGTATCTACAACGTTGGTAACAGGGGCAACACGCCCTATACAGGATCCGTAAACTTCCATATTAGAATCCGAAACTTCAGTAAAGCAACTCTTAGGATGCAAAGTTTCGCTGGTCATAAACTGAACATCATAAAGTTTCTTTGGAACATTGGCTGAGTGTGCAGCCAATAACACACCAGGTATCAAAGATAATTGGGTCATGGCGTTCTCAACCTCAGATCGAGTGACAAAAACAGAGCAACCATGCGCAGTTTTTTCCAATCCCCCAATATGGAAACCAGCAATACAAGCTCCCTTTGAATCGGAAACTATAAGTGCCATACACAAACCACGAAAAGTATTAAAAGATAAATCATATTGGCTCCATAAAAATGGGCTACAGTAGTCTTTTGATTACCAAAACGCAAATATGTTTTCCCATCAACCAAAGTACCGTCTTGCATACGGTAAGACACCAAAGCAGGAATATCTCTTATCTTATTAAGAGGGAAAAAATCAAGAGTATTGCGCCAATCTCCAGAGCATGGTACATAAACCAAACACAAATCTGTGTTTGGTAAAGAATAACTTGCACGCTTGTGTAAAACACAACGGAAAG